GGGGAGTGCACCTCGCCGACATTCTGCCTAATTTCGGTTGGCCCTTCAGGAGGCGTTAAAGATGCCTAGGACAGCGATCCCGGTTGAGCGGAAGCGGAAGCTTGGTAATCCTGGCAAGCAGGCTTTGCCTAAGCAGATCATCGTTGCTGAGCAGGTCGAAGGAGTGCCTGAGCCGCTGCGCGTGCTTGGTTCTGAGGGGCAGGCGGCTTGGGTGAGGATTTGGACTGCTGGCGCGTATTGGGTTTCTGGTTCTACTGATGTGCAGATCGTGCAGATGCTTTGCGAGTGCGAGGATGAACGTTCAGCGCTGCGTGATCGAGTGATGTCTGCGCATGATTGGCATGACCGGGTGGGCCTGCGTAATCTGGAGGGCTTGATTCTGTCGATGTATTCCATGCTTGGCTTCTCTCCGGTTGATCGCGGGAAGATGGGCGTTGGCGAGGTTCGCGCTGCTTCAGTGTTGGATGAATTGAAGGCGCGGCGTGCTAAGTAGCTGGCCGCCTGCGATCTTGACTCCTGTCAGCGAGGTTGAGCGCGAGTCCGGCGATGGTGCCGAGGTTGTCTCATTCATTGAAGGCTTGTGTCTTCAGGTGAAGGATTCTGTCGGCGGTATGGCTGGCTCTCCTATGGTGCTGCGCGATTGGCAAAGGATGCTGCTTGCTGATGTCTTCGCTAGGCGTGCGGATGGTCGGCGCAAGCATCGGACAGCGATTATTGGTATGGCTCGGAAGAATGGCAAGAGCGCTTTGGGTTCGGGGATTGCGCTTCATGCGTTAATGCTTGGTCCTACTGGTGGCGAGGTTTACTCCTGCGCAGCGGACAGGGATCAGGCGCGTATCGTGTTTGGTTCTGCTAAGAAGATGATTGAACTTTCGCCGGAACTTAGTTCAGTGTGCACGATCTACCGGGACGTCATCGAAGTAGTCTCCACCGGCTCTGTTTATCGCGTGCTCTCCTCTGAAGCCTTCACTAAGGAAGGGCTCTCGCCTACCTGCGTGATCTATGACGAACTCCATTCAGCGCCGAACGATGATCTTTGGAACGTGATGACGCTCGCTCAGGCTGCTAGGCGAGATGCGTTAACGATTGCGGTAACTACTGCTGGAGTTCGAAGCGATACGACAGGGGGAGACTCAACCGCCTACCGGCAATTCCTTTACGGTCAGCAAGTAGCGAGCGGCGAGATTGTCGATCCTTCTTTTTTCATGGCTTGGTGGAAGGGGCAGGATTCAGCGAATCATCTAGATCCTGCATCCTGGCTGGATGCGAACCCGGGCTTCGGGGATCTCTGCGATGCAGAAGATTTCGAGTCTGCGGTTAAGCGCACTCCTGAAAATGAGTTCAGGATTAAGCGCATGAATTCATGGGTTAGCTCTCAGCACGCTTGGCTACCGGCTGCATCGTGGGAGAACCTGCGAGCTGATCGCGTCGTTGATTCCTCAGTGCCGGTAGTGCTCGGGTTCGATGGTTCATTCAATGGCGATGCAACGGCGCTGATTGGCTGCACGGTGGAGCCTGAGCCGTTCATTTGGGTAGAGGAAGTATGGGAGAAAAGGCCGGGAGATCATGAGTCTTGGCGCGTCCCTATCTCTGAAGTTGAGTCAAGGATTATGCAGGCCTGCGGTGATTACAACGTTCTAGAGGTGGCGTGCGATCCTTACCGCTGGCAAAGAAGCATGGAGTCTCTGGCAGATGCTGGAGTGCCTATCTCTGAATACGCCTCTAGTAGTCCGGCGCGAATGGTCCCGGCTACTGCGAAGTTCTATGACGCTGTTACTTCAGCGACTCTCTCGCACGATGGAGATCCCACGTTACGCAGGCATATAGGCAACTGCGCTGTTAAGACTGACCGGTTAGGGCCGCGCATCGTTAAGGAACATCGATCATCTAGTCGCAGGATTGATGCTGCCGTAGCCGCAGTGATCGCCTTTGATAGAGCAACAGCAGCGCGGGAAAATGTGCAAGAATTGTGCTCGCCGGGCTTTTGGGCTACATGAGAGGATTACGCATGATCGTTATTTCTCAGCTAGCCGGACTCGCCTCTATCAATCTCGGCGTATTCTTGCTCAACATTCCTGCGGGTTTCATCGCGCTCGGGCTTACGGGCGTGCTCATCGGAATAACGCTGGAGCGAATAGATGTTGGGTAATCTTCTTCGGGGCCGCGAAGAGCGAGCAGTCTCCTTCCAAACGATCTTTGCTAGCGGTGGCAATGTTGCGCAGCAGACGTACGCGGGAACGATCATCACGCAAGACACAAGCCTGAAGATTGGCGCTGTCTATGCCTGCGTTCGACTCCTTGCCGATACGATCAGCACGCTTCCTGTAGATACCTTTTATCGTGAAGGTGGAGCGCGTAAGCCATACAGGCCTAAGCCGCTTTGGGTGGAGAATCCCGACATCGGTACCGCTAGAGAGGATCATCTCCAGCAAGCGATGGTTTCTCTGCTCCTAGATGGCAATGTATTTATTCGCATCTTCCGCAGCCGTACAGGCGAGATCATTAGTCTTGTCGTGCTAGATCCAACGCGCGTAGAAGTGCGCAGGAATCCTGCCACGCGCGAAATTGAGTATGTGCTAGATGCTGGCACGGGAACGACTCTGCGAGCTGATGAGGTTCTGCACATTACAGAACTGAGGAAGCCTGCCGCTCTGCGCGGGATCTCTCGCATTGATGAAGTTAAGCAATCGCTAGGCCTTGCCAGTGCTCTTGAGGAATTCTCAGCACGCTTCTTCGGGCAGGGAAGCGTTACCCAAGGAATCATTGAATGGCCCGGGAACCTTACGCGCGAGCAGGCTAAGGATCTTGCTTCAGGCTTTGAGGAGGGGCATAAGGGATTAAAGAGATCCCATCGCCCGGGCGTGCTATTCGGCGGCGCTAGGTTCGTTAAGACTGGAGTAGATCCCAACGAAGCGCAGATGCTGGAGAGCCGACAATTCGCGGTGGAGGAGATAGCGCGGATCTTTCGCTGTCCCTTGCATCTCTTGCAGGTATCGACACCGGGCGCAATGTCCTATGCGAGCGTCGAACAGAACGCAATTCAATTTGCGCAGTACACACTGAGACCGATCATTAGCAAGTTTGAAACCGCCTTTTCTTCACTGCTTCCCGGGCCTGCCTTCGTGAAGTTCAATCTGGATGCGATCCTGCGAGGCGACATTCAGACTCGCTTTGCTGCTTACTCCACTGGTCAGCTCGCAGGCTTCTTGAGCGTGAACGACATTCATCGTTTGGAAGATATGCCGCCTGCCGATGGCGGGGACGAATACCGCGTGCCGCTCGCTAACGTCAACCTGGCAGCCGCAAATATTGTTGAGACTGACAGGAAGACTCAAATGCTTACTAGGTTGATCATGGCGGGATTCGATCCTGCGGAGTCTCTTAAGGCTCTAGATATGCCAGCGATCATGCATACCGGCATCCCGCCGACATCTGTTCAGAGCGTCGCATCCATTAATCCCGCAGATCCTGCGAGCGTGTACCCATGACGATTTCTCAGAATCAATTCACGCTAGGAACCGTGGCCGAATTAGTCTGCCCGGCTGATCGCAATCCTCAGCGCGTCTTTCTTCACAATCAGGCTACTGGACAAACGAAGCTGATCTATTTCGGCAATAAGGATGTAACGCTAGCGAATGGCGTTCACATTGACGTAGGCGAAACCATTCAGCTAAACCTTAATCGTGGAGAAGAGCTCTACGCATTCAGCGATCCTTCAGGCTTAAAGCTCGGCATCCTTCGGCAGAAGGCAGATGAGTAATGCCCTACTTCATTACGGACGAATCTCCCGACTGCCCATCATGGGCAACGGTTAAGGCTGATGGCGAAGTCATGGCCTGCCACGAATCGAAGGATGATGCAGTAGCGCAGATGGTGGCGCTATCCATCAATGAGGATATGGAGCCAGGAGGCGAGCTTCGTGCTCCTGCACCTCCAAAGGATCAGATCACCGGAAGCGCTGAAAATCAGCCGGGAAGCGCTGCCGGTGCAGGTGGAGACATTGCCATAAGTGCAGCAACAGAGACAGCGCTGAGGAACAAAGTTACAGAGCATAACGATTCGATGAGTGAGCGTGACCGGCCATCTTGGACCCGGGCAACCTACGGACAACTAGCGGCGGTATATCGGCGCGGCTCTGGCGCGTACTCCACTTCTCACCGGCCCGGTATCGGTAGGGCGCAATGGTCCATGGCGCGAGTCAATGCCTATCTGTATCTGCTGCGCACTGGAGCGCCGGAGAATCCGAACTACGTCACAGATAATGATTTGCTGCCAGAGGATCACCCGCGCTCTACTCGCAACGATTCCGGCAAGCGCATTCAGGGAGAGATCCCCGGCTATGTGAAGGATGCAGCCGGTAAGGGTTTGGAATACTTCGCTGAGGGCAAGGCAGGCGATGGCATAACCGATGGGACAATTAGAGAAGCGCGGCTGATGGCTTCAGGTTCAATCACTGATGACAAAGTGATTAGAGCGAATGCTTGGGCTGCGCGTCATGCTGTCGATCTGGAAGCCTCGCGGAATAATGATGCGAATGATGAGGGATTTCCGGGACCGGGTGCAGTGGCGCATTATCTTTGGGGCATTAATCCTCTGGACCCTTCTCCAGCGCGCGCTTGGTTCGCTCGGCAGGCTGCAATCATTCAGGGAGATAGAAAGATGACGCGCATAGCCGGTGGAGAGCCTGTCATCATCGCTGATATTGATGGAACGATTCTTAATGGATCTCGGCCCATCGCTTCCACGGTGCAATTCCTGCAAGAGTCAGAGGAAGATATCTACATCATTACTGGTCGGAACGATTCAGAGCGTGCAGCAACTGAGCAAGCGCTAGCGGCTGCTGGAGTCGATTACGAAGACTTGCTAATGAATCCCGGCTCTACTGCTGACACGCTAAATTTCAAGCGTGCGATGGCTCAGAGACTCTTAGAGGAGTACGACGTCGTACTTGCAATAGACAATAATCCTTCCATGCGCCGCATGTATCGGGCGCTAGGTATTAAGGCTGTCACTGTTTCTGATCTTCCACCGGTTACGAGAAAGGCGAAAACGATAGTGGAGACTCGCGCGCATTTTGTGGAAGACATGGAGATTCGGGCAGTAGGCGACAAGATGACTTTTAAAGGTTATGCAGCTGTCTTCGATAGTGACTCTGAGCCGCTCCCGTTCATTGAGCAGATTCGGGCTGGTGCTTTCGCTCGCACGCTGAAGAGCCGGAACAATATTCGTATGTACGTCAATCACAATGACAGCGCGCTCCTTGCTTCGACGCGCTCGGGAACCTTGCGACTTCAGGAAGATTCAAAGGGACTACTAGCCGAGGCTGATCTACCGATGACGACTGATGGAAGGAATATGAGCATCCTTCTGGAGCAGCGCATCGTGGATTCAATGTCGTTCGGTTTCTCTGTTCCTCGCGGTGGAGATATGTGGAGCGAAGATGGAATGCGCCGCACCCTGACAGAGGTTCGTCTCCATGAAGTCTCCGTAGTCACCGGGCAGCCTGCCTACGCTGCTACTTCAGCAACCATTAGGAAACTTGCTGCGCGTACTGCGATAGATGAGCAGGTTCTAGCGGATGCGCTAACCCAATTAGAGAGCGGCGCTGAACTAGATTCAGCGCAGGCTGATCTCATTAGAGGGATAGTCGATCAGCTAGCGCCGAAGGAATCAAAGCCTGATAATTCTCTGATCGTTGCTAAGCAGTTGCTTGCACTCATGGAGATGCAAGTTTGATGTAGCATCATCCCTATAAATCCGTTGACGGTGCCGTCAACGATGGATGCGGAGCCGCTTCCTTTCTAATACCTGCGGCGAA